CAATATACCCCCCAAAGCCTTAGCTACATTATAACCGGGCACGAGATTCAGTGGCGACAGGCCGCTCAGTAGATTTCTAAATTTTTCCCCTATTCCGGGGTCATCACCCCCTTCCCCTTCGGCGGGGGGGACTCCGAGCGCCGCTAATGGAGCGGAAGAAGTCCGGGCGCCTACTGCCCCCGCAGCAGGCTCCCCCCCTCGCGGAGAGGGCCGTACGCGAGAAGGATCGCCAATATACGGAACATCCGCAGCTGTCGTGTGGCGCTGATTGACGCCTGTTGCCCCCCCGTACTCCGCGACAACAGGCCCAGGCGTTACTCTCATGCCGACCCCAGGCGATCTTCCTGCGCGGACCTCCCCTCGTGCGAAGGCTGCGGCTAGTTCGTCTATACCGACCGGATCGAGCCGATCATCGAAGTATTCTTCTCCCTCGTACGGGCGCGCCGGAGACACATCAATCGAGCCGACAATCGGTTCGAGGGGGGAACCGGCGGGAGCGGCTCCGAGCCTCGCACTGTATCTTTGCGCCTCCGCATCCTTCTGTTCCCTAATGGCCGCTGCCATATACGCGCGCTGGCGCTCATCCTCCTCCGCTTCATCCTGTCTCTGCTGAACCTCGCCGTCGCGGGGATCGCCCACCTGTTCCCAGGGTGTGACAGGTCTATCTGCCCACGGATCATCCCAACTCTCGTGTGTGTCCTCAAGATCATCATAATCCCAACGCTCGAAGGACGAGATACCGCCCCGCGTGATCTGTCCCCCGTCGGGGGCGACACCGGCCCCAAGGCTGCGTAGAACACCCGCCTCCCGTTCCGTAATGAACGCGGGGCGGTGACCGGGTGGGGCTTCCCGGTTCAGGGCACGAGCCATCATTTTTCCGAATAGATCAGCCATAGCGCAATACGTCTCCCATCATGCGGGCATCTGGAGAAAGCCCATTGCGGGCTGCCACTTGAGTCTGCTTCCCCATCAAGTCAGTAGCCAACCCGTTTATGGCTTCCGCTGTTTGCTTGGCCCCAAGCCCACTGTCCCCATACATATCCCACTCATAATCGGTGGCATAATCGTAAGCAGTTGAGGCGAGACCCCGGAAGGCTTCGGCAGCGGCGTTTGCCCGCTTTGGAGTCTGCTCAAGCCAAAGTGAATCTCCTGTGCCTGCCCCGGCAACTGTAAGCAGTTGAACCGCCGCCTCCTGATTATCTCCACGCCTCAGAGCTTTAGAAGCCAACTTGAAAACTCCCTCCCACCCAGGCATCTGGAAGTACATGGATGTCAAACGAAGCAGGAAATCGTCGTCACCGGCATCTTCGTATACGGGGCGCAATTCTTGCGAGAGGTTCCGGGCTCTATCCAGAGCGGCTGAAGAGTCGGAAGCAAGCCAGCCGTCAATCCGCGTGTTAGTAAATGTCGGGGCACGGAATGTGACCCCTCCCTGTCGCACATCCCCATTGGAAAGTTGTGTAATCGTTGCCTTCCCAATCTTCTCCTTTTCCGCTGAAGTCAAATCGGATAGCGAATTGCCTCCGCTCCTATACTTCGAGTGGGTCGTGGGTAATATAACAGTCACTTCTCCGAGTTCTGCGCCAGTCAGCAGATGACCAACCCCCGCAGTAGGCTTCCCCACACTATCCAGATACGCGCCTTCAATCCGGCCCTCCTCCTCGGAGAGCAGATTCACTGCACGGTCAATAAGAGGATCAGCCATAGACATCCACCCCGTAAACAGACTTACAACAACCAGAACCGGCCCAAGGAAAACTAGACAACATCCTCGCGGTCAATCGCCTCCCGCGCATGAATGTTCTCCGTGGGGCCTGCGGGATTGAACGTCCCGTGGGTGTTGACCGGAGGTTTCTGACGGCTGTTCTTCCCGTAGAGACTGGCCTGGGAACCCTTCCACGGCCTTGCGTTTCGGGCCTTCTCCGCAGCCGCTTTCCCTGCGGGGGTGTACGCATAGTGTTTCCCATCAACTTCTGGCATCGTGCGCTCCTTCTCTAAACGCCTGCATAATTTCCTTCAGGCTCGTTGACTGCGAGAATTGCGGCGCGTGGGCCGCCCATCCGCAGTATGGGTTTCGCGCCATCGTGCATGGAGTAATCCGCGAGGCGCGTCTGGTATTCAAGGTATTGCTGGTCGTAGGGGAGACCCTTCAGCTTCAGGAACCGCCAAACCACACCTAGCACGACAAGTTCCTCCACCAGCACGGTGGTTTGGGTATCCCCGGTAAACTTGTCCGCGTTGGCGGTGGTCCCTCCTGAAGTGTCCACCCAGTTCTTCGAGATGTACTCAAAGAACACGGATTCCGAAGCCGCAGGGGTCGGGTGCATAATGAGCAGACCCCCACGGATACGGAAGTAGTTAGTCACGCCCGCGCTTACGGTGGCCTTTAGCCGCTGCCACTCCGAGTCCGTAATCGGGCCGTAGTACTTGCGATCCGTCGTGCGGTTCCACATCGTATCGTTAGAGAACCTTCCGAAGTCGCTGGCGATGGTCGTCATCGCTCCCTGGCTCTCCGTAGCGGCTGTGGTGAACGATCCTTCCTTGGTAATCACGTTCCACGGATACTGCTGGACGAGTGCCCTGCCTTCCTGGTTCGCCACGGACAGAAGTTGAATCACCGAGGTGTCCGTAGAGGACGTAACCGCGTCCGGCGCGGTTATCCCGATGATCTTGGAGGCGTCCTGGCAAATCGTAAGAAGGGTCATCCCACCACCTGTTTAGGAAACTGACCAGCTATCTCCATCAAATAGGCTCGCGCCTGCTTTCTCAGATCGAGAACACCGGAACCGATCCCGTTGCATGAAGCGTCGGATAGCGCGGCAAGCTGCTCCACCGTCTGTACGTCCTGCCGCTTGAGGGTCTCCGCACGACGATTCGTGATTCCCTCGATCTTTGTAAGAGGCGTTCCTTTGGGCTTGGGCATCCGCACGGTCTTCCCAGGACTCTCCTGCTTCCTTTTGTATGCGGCAAACTCATCGGGAAAGTTCTTCTCCAGAAATTCGATTTTCTCCGTAATCTTGTACAAAACATTATCCGGGTTCCCCACACGCCGTATCTCCACGAGGTCGGGGGCTCCGTCCTCACCGGATATAAAACTGATTCTCAGGTCGTTGCTCTTTGCCATTGGCAGTTACCGGGGGGCCGAAGCCCCCCGGCTCCCTTGCTAGATCACAAATGATTTCGGCCACGAGGCCAGACCAGCGGCACTTCCCGCTGTTCCGCCCCGTGCAGTCGTCAGCTTGATGCCATCGACCCGCGTTTGCGAAGTCGATGCGTCATCCAGGCTACCGGCGGTAGCACTGGAATAAAGGATTACATCCGCTGCACAACTCGCCAGCACATTCAATGTGCAGACACCATTCAGTTGAACCCATCCGTATTCCCCCGATGAGATCGCTTCGGGGGCTATAGCCACAAGTTCACCTGAATCGACGAGAGCTTTGGTGATGGGGACGCCCGAATACGCTTCGGTGATGGCAACCACATCATATTGGGCAACTGCGCTGCCCGCCGTAATGTAGAGCCATTCGGAAGCGTCGTTCGCCACCATCCTGGTTCCAATCGCCTGGGACGGGGTTGATTCCGTTCCGCCGTCGAAGTCAATGCCGACTGCTGATTGTGTCGTATACGGCATATGCTCCTCCTACTAGGCTTGAATGACGCCCTGACGAGCCCGGTTTGAACAGGTCATGTTGCCTGCCCATGCAACCGGCATCACCAGTGCGTCCTGGTTGACAGATGCTTTCTCACCAAGAGGAACAAACTCCCGTCCTTCCGCATAGCGCAGGAACAGGTAGTCGGTATTGAGGAAATACATCCTGGTGGCGGTGCATTGATCGTCATAATACACCGGAGCATCCATGAACATCAGGTTCATAAATCCAGCCGATGCGGAGTCGTCGGAGACAAACCTCTGATTACTCTGGAGCGAAGCCCAGTAGAATTGGAAGTAAGTTGTTCCACCAACGATCACCTTCGGGCGATCAGCGCCTCGGATACAGTTCAGCCAAAGAGTGTTCATGGCTGTCTGGATTGTCGTGGCAGATGCCGTGACGGTCTCCGTAGAGAAGTCATACACCTGGTTCTTCCAGAACGTGTAGGTACCGGAATTGATGCCACCGACCGTGTTACCCACGGTGCCGGGGACAATCAACTGGAGGCCACCGAGTTCTTTCGAGTCGGTGCCCGTACCATCCGCATACAGTGCGGTTGCCATTGTATTCTTGAGAGACTTCTCAAGGTTTCGGATACGGCTCTTGAGCAGATTGAAAATCTGCTCCGGGCCGCTGTTCTCGACTTGCTCAAGGCCGGAGATCACTACATTTCCAGCAAGCTGCTTGTAGTTGAACTCGGCGGCGGTGAACACGTTACTCGTGGAGGTATCAAGAACCTCGTAACCGGAATACCACTTCACAGTGGAGTTTTCGGCATACTCCAATTCCTGAACAATGGTACGGCCCGTAGCGGGCTGCTTCCCACCGTCCCGGTCAATATGACGCAACAACGCATTGTTGTTGGTGATATTGTCGGCAAGGGTCTTCGAGTATCCAGCGAGCGTAGTGGTAACGATTTCCGTATAGGTACTATTCGGACTCGTAGCCATTTTCGGCTCCCATCAAAGGGGCAACCTCAGTCCATCAAATGCCTACACCCTGGATCGAATCACGCAGAATACCATCAAGATCGGACTGCTTCACCGACCCCCTGGGGGGAGCGCCGGACGAAGCGGGCTTGGCCCGCTTTGCTTTTTCAACGGCCGCCTTGCGGCGGTCGTCTTCCTTGCGCGACACGGCGCTGCGTTCGGACTCAATAACCTGTTTATACAAGCCATCGTCCAGCCGCAGAGCCATGTTATAGGCTTTGTCTAGGTCCGTGGTCTCGCCAGAATTTACGAGGCGTCCCATGCGTTCGCGTAACTTGTCAAAGTGCGGATACTTCAGATTCCCCGCCGAGTCTTTTTCCTTAGCGAAAGTCTCCACCGTTCCCACAAGCTGACCGTAACGCTCCTGCTGTTGCGCCTGCTCCATCGACCGCAGATGTTCTTGCGTCTGATTTAGCTGCTGTTGCAGTTGTTGATACTGTGGATCGGCAGGCTCCTGATAAACAGGCTGCTGTTCCACGCCGGTATCGCCAGACTCCAGAGCCACACCGTAATGCTGGGCGAGGTACTCAAGTGTTTGCTTCGGATTTTGACGTAAAGCATTGTCGTAGGTCATCAGCCTGGCAAGATACTCTGCTGGCTGAATCCCGTTGGCCCGCATCTGGGCCTCGTAGGGCTTTACGACATCGAGAACACCTTTCGCTTCCTTACGCTGCTCGGCTAGTTCCGTTGTCTTGCGTGTGAACGCCGCTTCGCGCTCCTTTTCCCGTTTCAGCGTATGTATCTTCAACTGTTCAGGGAGTTCGTCGAACGCTTCACGATGTTCGGTGGGCCATGTCTTTGGCGCACTGATATGCTTTGGCTCTGAGTCATCTACGGCTTCCGGTTCGCCTTCATGACCGAGTTCTGCTTCAGTGACATCGCCCTCGGCGGTATCGTCAGATGGGTCCGCATGGACTTCGACTTCTTCCGCTTCATTAGCACCAACGGGAGGAGTTTGCTTCGGAGTGGATCGCGCCCCGCTGTCCCGCGATTCTCCTGCATTGATGGCCGTCTCCAGTATGCCATCAAGAATAGTTGATGAATTTTCCGGCTCTGGTGCTGGCCCCGTCTCCGGGGTGCTGACCTCAGTTTGTGCCATTTATAACTTCCCAGTTCTTCGGGCGTTCACTCCCCGCCCAGTCATTCCCGATTTGCCGGACATTATGCTGACGCTCGTGGTCGCGCAACTGACTCCGGCTCGAAATCACCTGTTGGTCTATGGGACTCACGAACGCCTGGATGTCGGACAAGAGATGTACTCGCTGCACAGGAACGGTGCGGCGGCTCCGGTTAACTTCCGGCCTCTGCTTCCAGACGATCTTATCGTAGTTGCTGGTGTAGGCGCTGCTCATCGGCGCTGCCCTTCCGCCATCTTCAATTCGGCTTCCAGCATGGCAAGGTCTTCCTTGGACCTGACGCGCTCGGAAGAAGCGCGGCCTTCCTCCTGAACCTTCACGGACTCGGCCCGTTCCCGGCTGGAGATGTCCGCGAGTTTGCCCTGCTGGCGCAACTGCTCCATCTGCATCTGCGCGGCCAGCTTCTCCTGCTGCATCTGCTGCTCCGGGTTGACTTGCGGCTGCTGCCGCGAAGCCTGCAACTGGCCCATAATGGCGGCTTCAGTCTGGTCAATCGTGTCCTCGAAAGTCCGCCCGATCTTCCACCCCCCGGCCACGAACTTGACAATATCGAAGGCCAGCGGCGTCAGTTCCGGGGCCGCCTGCGTGACCTCGACGGCCTTCACCAGATAGGCCCCGATGACGTTGGCGAACTCCATCCGGGTCTTTTTTTCTTCCGCCTCGTCCTCGAACACCGTGCTGTCCGTCTGAACGTCGATGACGTAGCTGCGTAGCTTGTCGCTCCGCATGATCTCCATCATCTCGTCGGTAACTTCGAGGTTGGTCATCCGTTGCAGAATGTCGGGCTCGTAGTTCTCGGAGATCAGTTCCGCCTTGATGCGGAACAGGTCACGGATATACCGCTGAATATCGTCCTGGCGTCGGCGCAGGCGCATAGAGCCAAACCGCGCCTTGAGTTGCTGGGCCGTAGCCGTCTCCGAAGCGCGGGTACTCCCGCGCAGAATGTCGCTGATTCCGGTGACTTCGTAGATGATCTGCAAGACCGCGTTGCGCTGCTGGTACAGACCGTTCACGACGGAGGCGATCTCCCCGATGGGCTCCGTCTGGAACGACCCCTCAAGACCCCCGCGCTGGGCGAGAGACGCAAAGTTCTCCGAAGGGACGAACTCGTTGTCTCCGGCATTTGCCAGATGAGCCAGTTCGGGAACGCTTGCGTCGTACACTCCGCGCCGCTTCAGCCCTTCGATCAGGAACGTAATCCGGGTCGTCAGGCGATCCAGTTCTTCCGCCTGATCCTGGTAGAGCGTGTATTCGGGAACCGGGATGGAAGTGTCCGTAGTGCTGACGGCAATCAGCGGTGCCGGACACGGGTAGAAGCCCTCCAGATTGTACGGATCGTCATCCTCGGCAAGAACATCCCGGTAGCCCGTAGCGATATAGAGGCGCTTGCGCTTTACCTTGTCCCAGATTTCCCAGACCTCGGCCCGGTTATATAATTCGTTTTCGTTGTACTGGTTGGTCTCCGGCATCCAGTTGAGCGGAATGTCCTCCGCGTTCTCGAAGCCCCTGGAGATCAGGTCGTCACGGGTAAAGAGGTGACGCCGCGCCCGCCAGATCGCGTCTTCCGAGCGGCGGGAGGGACTCTCCCGGTAATCTTCCCAGTGGACATACTCGAAGCGGCAACGCTGGTCGCCCAGGCGCTCGACTTCCTCCTCCGACTGCTGCGCGATTTCCTCCCCGTCCGCGTCTTCCACCGTGACGGTAACCTTCTCCGTTACCAGCACCGGCTCATACACCACCCAGACCACTCCGCGTCCCGGCAGCAAATAGTCTTCCAGAGCGGCCCCAATCGGAATGTCCGCCCGATTGGTATCGAGTTCGTATTGCAGCGCCCGTTCCAGAAGAATCGCCACTTGCCGCCCCGCAGGATTGGGATCGTGGAAACGGCGGCGAACGTCAGGCTTCGCCATGCGGGCGAACAACGCGCTTTTCAGGGTTTCGGTGTTAGACCACAGGATATTGAAGCGGCGCGTCAGCGAACCGGAGATCGTAACTCCCTGCCGCTCGTCGCGGTAGCGATCGATAATGCTTCCACCGCGCTCGCGCCAGTCGCGTTCGTACTGGCTGGCCTGGTCAAGCTGCTGCTGCCAGTACAGCGCACTTCCGTAAAGATTTTCCTGGTCGTCGCGTGTGTCGTTAGCCATGTTCTTCCGCCAACGGTTCTTTTATGCGCTCACGCACGGACTCTCCGGCAAGGTGAACCGTATTTCTATCGCCGGATTTCAGGTGATGCCACCACTCAAGATCGCGTCCCTTCGCAACAAGAACATACGCACAGGTCTCCGGCAACCAGTCTGCGGCTCTCACTTCCGCAGGCGTCAGGGTTACGCAGTTGGAAACCAGATCGGACCTTTGTGGGTAGTTCGTACATCGGCAAGTCTCGTGGTCAAGAAGGTGGCAGGCAATGTTGCTGTAACACACCTCGCCGGTCGTGGGGCTTCTGGCTTTTACCAAACAACACTTGGCACATCCGTCACAAAGAGACTCCCATTCCTCCGGGGACATCTCCTCCAGGGTTTTTGTTTTCCAGAACTCATCCAAACGCGCCCGGTCCCGGCATCGGCATTGGCATCCCCGGAGGCATCCGTGGCGGCATCCGCTGCGGCATCCCCGGCGGCATCCCAGGTTGCATCCCCGGCGGGGCTCCGAGTTGCGGGCTTCCCATAGGCTGCATGGGCAAAGGAGCTATCGGAAGCTGCGTAGGGGCAGGCCCCGGCATCAACTGCGCCATCATCTCCTCCACCGGAATCTCCTTGCGGGAGCGTTTGGTAATTTTCGGCCCCGTGTAGTCCTGGGGCTCCTCGGTGGTTTCGGTCGTGATAACCACCGTCTCCGGCGACGAGAGAATTTCGGCCATCATGGGAACGTCCTGGCCGTCAATGTCGAAAACTTCATCTTCGACTTCGAGCGTATCGTACAGTTCTGCCATCAGATACGAGGCCCCAGATCATTTGACCTGGTGTTATCATGTATATCCCACATCTCGTCAAGGGAAGGCATCTTGACAAGTTCCTCCTGAAAATCGGGGGCTTTCGCTTTCGGCTTCAGATTGCGGTAAGCCATCGCCAGATACCGGAAGGAATCCGCCGCATGAGAGGCCCAGTTATGCAGGGGCGTTTTGCGGAATACGCGCTTCACGTCGTCCCATTCCCGCTGGTAGCTGCGGAGGGAATTTATGCCCTGCTCACAGTTCAGTTCGTCAAACCAGCAATGATGCAGCAGTAACCGCGCCGCGTTGATGCCGTCCTCGACCTTGTGGTTGGTCACGATCCGGGGGCGTCGGCCCATATTGACGAGGGTTTCCGCCCTTGTGCGGCCCGTTCCCAGTTCGCGCACCTTGGCGTCGTGGGGAAGCCAGTCGTCTCCGTACCAGTATCCCTTGGCCTCCATCACTTTGACGTAATGTTCGAGACCCACCCCCGAATGTTCGTAGAAATCGACGATACGGACTTCCCCCATCGTGACTTGAAAGAACCAGAGACTGCACGAATCGCTGATTCCCAAGTCCCACGAAACATGGACAGGAAGTGCCGTGTCCACTTCGACACGAGCGATCCGGCCTTCTTTCTCAGCGTCGTCCACCAGTCCACCATAGTAACTCCCCTTAATTGCTGCGGTCCAAGAACACTCAAACTCCTGCATAAACTCATCGTCACCCATCTCCCGGCGGGCCGCTTCCAGTTCTTTCGGGTCCAGAACCCCGGTTTCGGAAGCCCGGTAGATTCTCCGGCACCATTCGGGGTCTTCTCTCACATCCTCGTAAAGACGCCAAAAGTGGTTTTTTCCTTTCGGCGTCCCGATGAAAATAGCCCAACCGCGCCGGTCTACCAGGGACGGCCTCACGATCTCGCTCCACACACGCGGGCTCATGTCCGCGTATTCGTCCAGAACCACGCCGTCCAGGTAAATTCCCCGCAGGGCGTCCGGGTCGTCCCCGGCTCCGGCCAGACGGATGCGGCTTCCGTTAATCAGATCGACGCGGAGTTCCGACTGGTTGATCCTGGTGCCGGGAATGTCGCGGGTGTAGTAGCAGAGATAATCCCAGGCCACTTGTTTGGCCTGCCGGTAATAGGGAGCGAGGTACATGAATCTGCCGTCCCCGCGCTCGGTCTTGATCTCTAACGCATGACGCAGAAGTTCGGTTACGGCATAGACGCTCTTACCCCAACGGCGGTGGCTGACGCAAATCTTGAACCGGGACTTGTCCGCATGGAGTTCGTACTGCTGCGGACGCGGCGTGTAGGGAATCTCGATTTTCACCGTGCTGCCGACGATCCGAAGTAGAAGCTGACGATAGCCGCCAGCGTGTGAAGATACATGGGCGCGAGGGGGATTCCCTCAACCTCGGTCCACACGACCGAAGTTGTCGCCTGCCAAATGAAGGGGATGGAGAACCCGGATTCCTGCACCTCCGAAACCAGCACGGGCACCCCGACGAACGGGGCCGCGAAGGGCACCACTACAATCGTTCCCACGCAAACCAGCGCGATTGCGCGCCGGGTCCACGCGAAGCTCTTGTCTCTCTTGCCGTGAGCGCGGGCTTTCTGGACAATCTCCGCTTTGGCGTTCATGGCCTGCAACATCATCTCCTGCTGCCGTGCCTTGGCCTTGGCGAACTGCCCCAGAAGTGTCGTAAAGAACCCCAGCAACGAACCACCCAGAAGCGTGGTAACGAGTTCCATCAGTCGGGATCGTTCTCGTGGGTGATCTGCCGGTCGGGGGTGGTGGTCACGGGGGTTACGTCGATCACCGGACCCTCCTTCGGAGGCCGCAGCGCAAAGCTGACGGTGATATTCTCCGGCATCCCCTCATGCACGGTTTTTGTAGTGTCCTGCCACCCGGCGCGGGCCTTGAGCCAGAAGATCGAGGCAATCGTGTCTTTTCCGCCACTCGCCCTGCCGTACAGGCTACGTGCCACAGTCAGATTGGCCCGTGCCACGCCCGTATCGAGTTCCGCCCGGTAGAACTTCCGCAGGGTCTCGCGCGCAATGTCCAGTAGCTTGGCAATCATCTTTTGCTCAAGCCCCATCCCCACGGCGGTCATCACCATCTTCCGCGTCTCATCCGTGGGTTTGTGCCGTGGACGGCCCCTTTTTTGTTTTTCCGGTATTCCCAGTCCATCTCCAGAGCCCCGCGGGGAACGCCAGCCCAGAAGCTTGGGACCGGAATCACTCACTTTGCGCCCACAACTGAAGTGCCAGATCATCAATGGTGGCGGCAAGCGCCACTTCGTACTGCGACAGGATGGAGAATATCCTCGCGTTGTTGTCGGTGAACGCGGGACTAAAGCTGATTTCCTCGATGGCTCTCACCAGAACGTCCACGGTGCGGGAGTGCCAGCGGTTAAATTCACTCAGGAAATCCTCTGAGACCCCGGCGTTGACGGCATCGCGTGAATACGAAACCACCGTCTCATTGAGGTT